GGCCGGCACAAGCCGATCGGTGAGCACGGCCAGGCGCCGGCGGGCCAGCGCGTACCGGACGGCCTGCCCGGCCAGCAGGGTCGAGCCCAGGGCGAGCGTGACGACGTCGCCGGCCCCGCCGGCCTCGAGGGCGGCCAGCTCGAGCAGCTCGGCGCGGGCCCGGTCGGCGAACCGGTCGAGGATGTCGGGCGCGGCGGCCTGCCGGCGGCACGCCATCAGGGTCCGGCCCTCGACGGTGTCCCCGGTCGGCAGGTACTCACCCCGCCAGCCCTCGACGGCGCCGCGCCACGCCGCGGTGAACATCCACATGTAGTCGGCCGACAGCGCCATAGCCGGGCCGATCAGGCCGGGCCGCAGCTCGCCGCGGCGCGTGTACCTCGGGTCGATGGCGATCGCCGGCGCGGGCGCCCGGCGGGTTGTGGTGACGGTCACGTTCGGTTCCTCCTGTCTCGGCGGCCGCTGTCCGGGCGGCCGCACGCTGCCACCGTACCGCATTCCGCGGTAATGACGGCGCTGCGCGTTGCCCCTTTGTAGCGCGGTTGATAAGTTGACGAGTGCGGGTCGAGGCGTGGACACCTTGACCGCAGAGACAGGGGAGCGGCACGCTCCGCAACGTCCCCGGGGCGGCCGCCGGCCGCCCGGAACGCCACCTAGAAGGGCCCCACGTGGCAAAGCAACCCACCCGCTTCGGTGTCACCTTCGACGAGATGATCGTCATCACGACACTCGCCGGCCGGCACCCGCACGTGCACCCGTACGCCGAAATGGCCTTCGTCGACGACCAGCTCCGCAACGTGGACACCGTCATCACCATCGACGGCGGCGAGGATCAGCACCGGTACCCCGTGCGGCACGTGCTCGCCGTCGACTGGACGCACGCCCGCAACGTCCGCAAGGGCTGCGTCGAGCTGCTACAGGTCAACCTGGGCGAAAACATCTACATCGGCGATCCGTACGACACGGGCACCGTGTGGCTTCTGCCCGAAGGCCGGCTCAGCGAGCGGCAGACCTTCGCGATGATCGCCCCGATGCTGCTCGACGGGACCGCGGAAATCGAGACGATCGCCTCCCCGGTCGACCGCGCCGACTTCGCCGGCCGAACCCTCGAGGTGGTCGCCGGCCGAACCCTCGAGGTGGTCGCCACCTACACCCCGCAGGACCGGGTGATCGCCCAGACCCTCCCCGACTCCGACCCCACCGGGCCGGCGCCGGCCCTGGTCGCCGGCCCGCACGTGCGCGACCTGCTCGGCGACTACCGCACCATCGCCTGACCCCCGCCACCCCGGCCGCCGGCGGCCGCTACCCAAGGAGAAACCCGCGTGTTCCAGATCGTGAGGACCGAAAAGCTGATCGCGTCGGTCATGTTCGCGTCCGGCGACGCCTATGACTACCTGGTCACCGAGTCGGAGATCCTCGACGCTGAAACCAAGCTCGCCATCGGGGAGGGCATCCTCCGCTGGCAACCCAACTTCGGAAGCCGCAACGACCGTCCCGAGATCCTGCACGTCCCGCACATCGCCCGCGTCCGCGCCTTCGTCGACGTCGAGGTCGACAAGTCGCACGCCCTGGTGCAGCTCTGGTGCCGGCGCGACGACGGCCGGCTCTACCTGGGCGACCCTGACGACAGCCGGCACCTGTACCGGCTCGACAGCCTCGCCGAGCCACCGACCGGCGAGCCCTGGGCGGACGGCTACCGGCGCAGCTTCGCCGAGGACAGCCACGGCCTGCTCGCCGGGGACGTCGGCCTCGACGACCTGGGCGTGACCGCGGTCGGTCGACCTGACCCGGCCGATGCGGACATGATGCTCGCCGCGGAGTGCACCAACAGCGGCGCCAGGCTATGCGCCGGCGACGCGGTCGAGCTGCGCGAGCTGCTCGACGAATACGGCCGGCTGTACCTCGCCGGCCTGCTGCCCGTCGGGCAGCGGCCCCGCGGCATCGGCGAGCCCGCCCGGGCCGACGCATGACCGAGGCGACCACCACCCGCGGCGCCGGCGACCAGACCGCCGGCGCCGCGGCGCGCCCGTGCGACGACCGCAAGGCGTGCCCCCCGTGCCCCTGGCGGCTGTCCAACCGCGGCAAGCCGCACCCCGACGACTGGTACGCCCCGGAGAACCTCGAGCGGCTCTGGCAGGGCGTCCGCGACGGCGAGCCCATGAGCTGCCACCCGACCGATCCGAGCAACCCGGTCACCCCGGAAGCCCAGGCGGCCGGCTACCGGCCCGCGCCGGCCGGCGCCAAGCGGCTCGAGTGCATCGGCGCCGTGGTCGCCGCGCAGCGTGAGTTGCAGATCCTCGACACGATCTTCGAGGGCGACTACCGGGCGTACCGGCGGGCCCGGCCGGCCGGCCTCACCAAGGTCGGCGCCGGCGAGATCGTCTCGCGCCTGATGTTCGGCCACACACCGCTCGCGGTCTCCATGCCGCGGCCGGACCTGAACCACCCCGACCTCGGGGGCGTTGACGGGCTCGACTGGCCCGACCAGTTCCGTAAAGAAGGTGAACCAATGGGGGACGAAGAGCCGCGGGAAACCCGCGCCGACGAAGAACCCGAGCCGCACCCCGCGGCCGGCACGGGCATCGACGACACGCACCGCTCGCACGTGGTGCACGACGCGGCCGGCAACTACGCCAGCGACGGCGCGCACACCGTGCTAGCCAACAGCAGCGGCTTCGCCGTGGTCGACGACCAGGCGCCGGCGGGCAGCGTCGGCAACCGGCCGGCCGTGTGGGACGCCCTGGTCGACCACGACGAACAGGGCACCGATCCGGCCGACGACGTCGACCAGGAAGGGCAACAGTGACCGCGCCCATCGATCCGCCGGAAGGGCCGGACCTGCCGCCGGGCCCGCCCACGTCGGAATACGTGCTGCTGTGCACCCGCGGGCCCTCGGTGTCCCTGATGTTCGGTGAGAACCTCCTGCGCGCCGTGGGGGCCGCGGCGGAGCGGTGCGGCTACCGGGACGTCATGGTCGACAGCGCCGGCCGGCTGTGGGGCAAACCCCCGGTCGTCACCCGCGGGCACCTGTCGGCAGTGCCGAAGTGAGAGGCGGCACCGTGGTCGCGCACGCCGAGCTGGTCGAGCTGCCCGGCGAGCCCGGCCGGCCGCCCGGCCGATTCTGGGACCTGACGCTCGAGTGCACCCACGTCGTACGCCGGCCCGTCCGCTACCGGCCGGCGCCGATCGGCCCGCACGGCCGGCGCCGGCGACTCACCACCCGGGCCGCGGCCGACATCCTGCCCGCCCAGGATCACGCCTACTGCGACCAGTGCCCGACGGCGCCGGCGCACGAGATCACCCGCATCCGCGTCCGGGCCTCGCCGGCCCGGGCGGCCGCGTTCGTCGAGCTGCTCCGCCGGCTCGACCCCACGCTCGACGTCGACCCTCCCGAATGGCGCGCTGCCGGGTTCGTCGACATCTACTGCCGCAGCAGCGCCGACCTCGAGGGAGCACCCACACCATGACCACCGACGGAACCCAGACCCTGCCCGGGCCACTCACGGACGTCGCCGAGCTGCACAGCCCGGAAGCCGTCGTCGACGACCTGACGGACACCCTGCTCGCGATCTCGACGTTCGGCATCCACGACACCCGGTTGCCGGCCCTGGGCGACTACGCCCGGGCCGCGCTCGAGCGGTACAACGCGCTGACCAACGCCCCGACCGGCGGAGGGAACAGCGCACCGTGAGCGCCGACCGTAACCGCAACAAGCGCCGGCGCCGGCAACAGCGCGCCCAGCGCGACGAGCACGGCCGGGCCGCGGTGACCGGCCCGCAGATGATCGCCGCGCTGCTCAACGGCGCGCCCGGCCGGCCCCAGCTCGAGCAGCAGATCGGCCAGCGCCTCGAGCCGCCGGCGCGCTGCACGCCGGCCCAGGAAGAGCAGCTCCGCGCGCTGTGGGCCACGCTGCCCGACATCGACTGCATCGGGAAGTGCTGGGACTCCTGCGGCCCGATCAGAATGAGCAGCCCCGAGCGGGCGCTTGTCCAACGTGCCGGCGCTGACGTCCCGGACGCCGTGCACGACGGGAACGCCTACCTCTGCCCGGCGCTCACCCTGCTCAAGCGGTGCGCCGTGTACGAGGTGCGGCCGGTGATCTGCCGGCTGTGGGGGATCAGCGACAACATGCGCTGCAACTACGGGTGCCGGCCGAACGGCCGGACGTGGCTGTCCGACCGGGAGTGCTGGGCGGTCATCGCCGAGACGTTCCGGATCGCCGGCGACGCCGCGGCCGCGGACAGCATCCTCGCCAACTGGTCGACGCCGGAACTGGCCGCGGAGACCGACCGGCGACTCAGGGAATCCCGCGAAGCCGGCGAGTTCAAGCGGGAGGTTCAGGTGGCCCGGGCGCACGCCCGCGGGGGCGTGCTGTACGTGCAAGGGCCGGGCCAGCTCGGCCAGCGGCCGGCGAGGGGAACGCTGCAATGACCGACCTGCGAGAGACCGACGAGCACGGCTTCGACAAGTACGGCTATCTGCCGTTCAACAGCCCCGACCGGCTCGCCGCGGTGCTGGTCGGGTGGGCCGGCGTGCACGGCGACTACTACGAGGGCGAGCCGACGACCGCGCTGGTCGTCGCCCGGGCGGACGGCACCGAGGTCGGCCGGCTCGAGCTGCCCGGCCGGCTGGTGAACGAGCTGGCCCACGCGCTGCATCGCGATTTCGCCGCACAGCGGGCGCTCGACGCCGGCGCGGCCCGCCAGCAGCGGATGACCCGACTCATCGTGGTCGCCCGCCGGGCCGGCATCGACGTCGGCGAGCTGCTCGCGTACGCCCTGAACGCGGCGGCCAAGAAGCTCTACCTCGGGCCGGCGCGGCTGGTGCACGGCCGGCCCGGGTCGTGGGAAGCGTCCAACGTCATGGACTGGGCGAACGCCGGCGGCGAGCGGCCGGCCGGCGCCGCGGGCCGGGTCGCCGACAAGCTCGCCGAGCTGTTCCGCGCGATGGGCGAGGCGAAAGAGGACGGCGGCCAGGTCGTCTCGGACGCCCTGGGCTATGCGGCGCTCGAGCTGGCCGAAGGGGCGCTCCGCGGCGCCCGGCGCGGCACCGTGATGCCGTCCGGGCTGCGGATGCTCGCCGGCGGCTCGAGCTGGGCCGCCCAGGTGTGGAACATGGCCAAACCGCTCAACTACGAGGATGAATGGGAGCCGTGGCAGTGAGCGACGACCTGCCCACCTACCGGCACGGGGAGATCCCCGACGGCATGGCCACCGTGACCATGCTGGGCCGGATGCGCCGGCGGCTCGCCCGCCCGGACCAACCCGCGGTGGCCTGGTATCCCGTACGCAAGGGGAAGGTGCCGCTGTACGCGGTCGCGGACACGGTCGCGCTGCCCCCGATGTCGGAGAAGCAACACGCCCGGTGGATCGCCAACCGCACGTGCGCCCGGTGCGAGGAAGTCCGCGCCGAGCCGGTGCCGCTGTGCGACGACGGCCGGCGCGTCGACCTCGAGTGCCGGCAGCTCGAGCGGCTCGCGGTGGCCCGGGTGACCTGGTTGAAGCTGCGGTTGGAGGCGACGGCCTGGGCCCAGCGGTTCCACGACCAGGACGGCGCGGCGATCCTGGTGGGGCAGGTGTTCGGCTTCTCGTCGCTCGACGCGTCCCCGGTCGACCTGGTCGCGATCGCGCTGAAACCGGCGGTGCCGCTGGTCTCCGTGCTGACGTGGCCTTCCCCGTACCACAACATCCACGTCGGCACCGTGGGCAACCGGTGGTATCGGCTCCCGCGGCACTGCCTCACCCGCGTCGCCGGCGAGCCCGGCAAGTCCCTCCGCCTCGCCCCCGGCGCCCGCACGGTCGACTGTGACGAGATCGTCCCGTACCTGTTCCCGCTGGTCGGCCGGCCGCTGGTCTACCTGACGTTGGGCGGGCACGGGCACCCGATCGGGCACGTCGAGAGCTACAGCGCCAACTGGAACCCGCACGGGGTGTCGCTGTTCGCCGACGGGGTGATCGACCGGGACCGCGACGGCGCCAACGACTTCGCGGTCCGCTGGCGCGACTGGCTGTGCGAACCGCAGGAGGCGCGGCACCCCTGGGCGCACCGCGACGGCCTCAAACGCCAGCCCGTCGAGGCGGCCGGCCCGATCGCCGGCGTCGAGCTGGTGCTGTCCGGGCTGCTGCGGATGGGCCTCGACACCGACCACCCGGACGGGCCGGCCCGGTGCCCGGTACTCCCGGACGTCGGCGTCGAGCCGTGCGGCGAGGTGATCAGCCACCCCGGCGAGTACCTCGAGCCGGACGAGATCACCGGGACGTGCCCGGGGCACGCCCCCTGATGGGTCAGGGCAGCCGGCGCGGGCCGGCGCTGGCAGTGTGCCGGGCCGGCCTGGTTTTGGCCGTCACGGGCACGCTGGCGGCCGCCGGCGGGGCACCGTACGCCGGCGCCCTGCTCGCCGTGGGGGTGCTGGTGCTCGCCGGCGGCGGATGGATGGTCAACAACGGAGACAGGAGACGACGGCGATGAGGACCATGAACTACCGGGTGACCCGGCCGCTCGACGCGAGCCGGCTCACCTTCAACAGCGACGGCCTGGCGATCCTGATGCTGACCGGCGCGAGCCACCAAGCGAGCCACCGGTGGGCCATGGGATTCCAGCAGGACGGCGCCGGCTCGCTCGGCCTGCTGGTCGAGGTCGGCGAAGACGAACCCCCGGTCACCGTGCTCGACGCCTGGGCGACCGCGATGGCCGCGCTGCGCGCCGCGTGCGAGCCGCACGGCCTGCTGGTCGTCTACGGCGACGACCAGGGCAACCGGGAAACGCTGCTGGTCGCCGGCCTGTTCGTCGTGGCCAACGCGGACTGCCTCCCGGAGCGGGCGCCGGACACCGTCGCCGAGCTGCTCGCCCTGGGCGACGGGCTCGAGCTGGGCGGCAAGTCGTGACCGGGGAAGAGCGCACCCTGTTCCGTGGCCGCATGGTCAACCTGCACGCCGAGTCGATCGCGGCCATGCGGGACACCCTCGCCGAGCTGCCCTGGTGGGCGTGGCGCCGGCGCTCCAACATCCGCTATCAGCTCGCCCTGATCGCTGTGGACGTGATCCGCGACCGGCCGCACGTCATCGAGTTCCGCTCGCCGGCGCCCGCCGGCGGTCACCGGTGCGAGAGCCCGGCCGCGTGCTGGGCCGATCCGGAATGCCCGGTCTACAGCTCGAGCGCCAGCCGGCCGGCGCGGGCCTGAAACGACGAAACGACCGGGGGCCCACGGGCCGCGACCAGCGTAAACGGCTACCCAAGCCCCCGCGCTGGTCGCGACTCGAGGGCCCCCGGTCGCGTGTCACACATCGATCTTTGCCCGCGTCAGTGTCGCACTGTAGCGGCCTGTTCCGCATCGGCCGGCGCGGGGTATCGTCGCCCGGCACGCCGGGCCCCGCGACCTGGCGGCCGGTTGCCCGTTACCCGCTTCGTCGACCAACCCCCGGACAGCCGGGCCGGCGTTCCCCCTGGGCTCGCCGGCCCGACCCCCACGCGACCGACGGCGTTGCAGGCGCCGACGGTCGCCGACAGCGATGCCGCGCGGAGGACTCGAGGCGTAACCGCGCGCCCATGGTGCCGAGCCCCCGCCGGCGTCGCCGTCGCCCCTTGAGCGATAGCTGTGGCGCCGGCAGGCCGGCGACCGTGGCGCGGCCTTCGTGTCCCTCGAGGGCGAGCGCGGACCGGACGGGGGCGGTTCGCCCGTTCGGTCCCGATATCGGTGGATGGTACCGCCGGCGGTGCCGGACGGACGTACCCACCGATACCGCGCACAACGGGCACGCGCCCGGTTGGACACGCGGCCGCTACTTGCCGCGCTTCTTGGTCGTGAACGCCCGGGTGAACGTGGCCAGGTCGAGCACCTTGGTCACCTTGAGCCCCTCGGCCCGCTGGAACGCGACCAGCACGGCGCCCGACTTCGGCCCGAGGTAGCCGTCCGCCACGATCGTCCACCCGTGGTCGTGCATGGCCTTCTGCCAACGCGCGACGGTGTCGTAGCGCTGCGGGTCCGCCTTCGGCTTGAAGTAGGACGCGCTGCCCACGGGCCACCTCGGCACCACGACCGGCGGCGCCGGCGGAGGCACCAGGCGCAGCGTCTTACCCGCATAGATCACGGTGGACGTGCCCATGCTGTTCCACCGTTGCAGGTTGGCGATCGACACCCCGGTCTTTTCGCTGATCTTGCCCAGGGTGTCGCCGGCCCGGATCGCCCAGGTGGTCGGCTTGACCGGCTGGGCCGGCTTGGTCGTCGCCGGCGACGGTTCCTCGCGGGCCAGCCACGCGGCCTTGCTCTCCCCGGTGAGCACGCTGATATGCGCCCGGGCGGCCTTGTCCGCGTCCGCCTTGCTGCGCGACGCGTCGACGTACGCCCGCGGCGTGTCGCCGTGCACGTGCGTCTTGTGATCCGGCGTGGCGTACTCGACGGTTCCGGTCTGGAAGTTGAACCGCTTGGCGTCGCCTTTGCCCGACCAGCAGTTGATCGCGTTGATGAACCGGCGCCGCGGGTCGCCCTTGTCGCCGTGCACCTTCCGCACCGCGGCGTAGGTCTTGATCATGTCGGCCTTGGACATGCCGATGTCGTACGCGCAGGAGTTGTCGGCGCCCCCGTTGGTCACCTTCGGCCGCTTGTCGAGCGTCCGGCTCGAGCTGTAGTCGCCCAGCCGGCCGTTTGCCGCCAGGTGGATCAGGCACACGTGGTACCCGCCGTTTTTGAGGTGCCGCTTGTCCGGGACGATGCCGGCCATCACGGCCGACGGGCGCTTCTTCTCGACGCCCGCCACCACGGCGCGCGTCTGGGTGGTTGCCCTACACATGGCTCAGACCTCGCTCTCGTCGATCGGGCCGGTGACCTCGGCGCCCAGCTCGGCGGGGACGTCGACGTCGCCGGCGTCCGCGTCGAGGGCCTCGGGGTCCGGGTCGTCCGGGTCGATCTCGTCGGGCTCGCTGCCGACCCACGGGGCGGCCTGGACGTCCCACTCGCCCTCTTCCGCGGCCCGCTCGCGGTTGTCGTCCGCGGCCGGGTCGTCGATCACGGGCATCGGGCCGGTCTGCCGGCAGTAGAACGCGCCGTCGCGCCAGTCGTAGAGCCAGCACTGCCCGGCCGGCCGGTCGACCAGCAGCACGCCGGCCGGCCGGCGGCTGGTCATCGTCGAGCCGTCGAGCGGCCCGTCATGCGCGATGCCGGTGAGCAGCTCGTCGCCGGCGGCGGTCTTGGCCGCCACCGCGAGCGTCACGCGGAACGGGATGCCCTCGGCGTCGATGTCCTGCTCGCAGTGGGTGACCGGCAGCCCCGAGGCCTGCTCGATGCGCTCGATCAGGTCGCGGCGCAGCCAGCCNNGGGCGGTGGGCGAGGTCTAGGGGAGGGGCCCGCCGGCGGGCCCGGGCGGCCGCGGCGAGGTGATAAAGATTGACCGGTCGAGGTGGACTACTTCGGGTACGTGCGGGCCCGGGTAGTCCACCCCGGCACTACTTGATCGGCAGACCCATCGTCGACCAGACGTTCGCCTCGACGGGCGGCGCCGGCGTCGGCATCGGGATCGTGTACGACCACAGGTGCACGTTCGCCTGGGCGAGGTTCGGCGCGATCGCGCGGGCGCTCGAGCCCCCGCCCCCGCCGTAGGTGATCGTGGCGGCCACCTTCGGCAGGTCGGCCGGGGTGTTCTCCGCGGCGTACCGAAGGTCAAGCTCGAAATAGCGTTCGGTGCCGATGTTGGTGATGGACGCGCTCGACGGGGTGCCGTGGTCGTTCCACCAGATGAACCCGCCGAAGTCCGACCACGACGCCATTTCGTCGTAACAGGACTGAATCCACGCCGCGCGCCCAGAGCCGTCGTCGTCGCCGATCTTGTTGATGGCCCCGAACTCGACCATCACCTTGATCTGACCACCGGAGTTATCGGCCTTGATGTATTGCAGGAAGGTCGCCGGCGACGGGTACACGCTCGAGCTGGTAGACAGCGACGTCGAGTCGACATAGACGTCATAGCCCTTGAATTCGCGGAACGTCGGCCCGGGGTCGAAAGTCTGGTAATTGAAATTGCCCTTGCTCGCTACCTCGGTCCACTGTTTTGTGAGCGCGATACCCATGCGGATCTTCGACCGGATCGCGACGGGCAGCGTGGCCAGTTTGTTCCACACGACCTTGTAGTCCGCGATGAACGCGGCCCCGCCGGCGGTGTTGCTGTTGCCGTTGGCGGCGACGTACTCCTTTTCGGGCTCATGGTGCTCGACGTACCAGAGCAGCATGTTCGGGTCGTCTTTGATCCACGACGGCATGGTCATCAGGAAGTCGTAAAGCTCCTGAGTTTTCCCCGCGTCGCCGTCGATCTTCGTCGAGATGAACGGGTGCGCCCCGGTCGCCTGGCAATAGACGAAACGGGAATCCGTCCAGTCGGGCGGCAATTTGTCGCTGTCCGGGAAGATCCGCATCCACCGGTTTTTGAGTAGCCGCGGCTTCCAGTTGTCGAGGGTCGTCTTGTCGAGGGTCGCGCCGATCCGGAGCGTGCTGGGCGCATTGAGGCAGATGCTGTTGAACGTGTTGACCGGCCGGGCGTCGTTGACGTTGGCGGTCTGCGCGCCCCCGCCCCCGCCGGTCGGCGTCGAGGCGGAGAACGGCCCGTTGGTGTCGTACACGGCGCCGCTGAGCTTCTGCCCGGTGCCGGTGTTCGTGGCGTACTGGTCGACGCGCTCGACGTCGCTCGAGTAGCCGGAGATCGCCCAGGTCTTCGCCGTGTCGGTGCCCGGGCTCTGCCGGCCCAGGGCGACGAAGCCGGCCCAGTCGTACGCGCCCGGGGTGAGGCTGGGCACGTTGGTCGCTACCGCGCTGTTCTCGGTGCCCTGGGCCCGCGCGAAGCTGGGCGCCCGGGTCTGGTCGACCCCGCGGATGATCTCCCAGAACGCGGTGCACCGCGCGCTGGTCGCAAAGGTCCACGTCGACGACGCCCCGGACACGGCGGACGCGTTGCCGGCGGTCACGTCGAGGTAGTAGAGCGCCGTCTTGAACGTGCTGGTAGGGGCGAACTCGTCGAGCTTGATCCACGATGTGCCGCCCAGCGCCGGCGGGTCGGTGATCGCGTTGGGGTTGGCCGCGCCGGACGAGATCGCGACGTAGATGCGGTCGCCGGCGACCAGGCCGGCCGGGAACGGGCCGGCGGTGGCCACGGCGCCGGCGGTGCCGGGCGTGAACGCGCCGGCGGTCACGAAGCTACCCACGGCGGCCTCCCGTCACCACAGCTCGAGCTGGCACGTGAGGTTCTGCGCGCCGGTGCCGGCGACGTCGACGTCCACGCTGATCTTCTGCCCGTTGGCGATGGTGAACGCGGTGGCCAGCAGCACGGTCGCCGTGCTGGCGGCGAGCTGCGGCTTGGTCGTCGGGTAGAGGGTGGTGCCGTTGACGTTGACGTCGAAGGTCGACGCGGTCGAGCCGACGGTGTCGAGGGTGAACCGGATGCTCCTGAGCACCAGGTCCGTCCCGCTGTCGTTGTAGAAGACGAACTTGCCCGGGTTGGCCGTGAGGGCGCCGGCGGCGGTGAACGGGATGGTGCGGCCCAGGTTGGCCGCGCGCACCTGCCCCTTGCTGGTGATGAACGCCAGCACGGCGCCGGCCTGGTCGACGACCTGGAACAGGTCCGCGGTCGCCCCCGAGTTGCGCCGCTCGATCCGGAACGCGACGCCGGTGTCCCGGGTCGCCCGGGCGCGCAGCTCGGCGTACGCGTTGGAGTACCAGCCCAGCGACCAGACGGGCGCCCCGCTGGTGCCGCTGTTCCACGACGCTTGAGTCAGGTTCGGGGCGGTGTCGCGGTTGCCGGACGGCCCCCGCCATTCCTCCGCGACCAGGGTGGTATTCCCCTCGGCGACCCTGATCACGCTGCCGCCGTTGACGGAGACGAACGCGTTGGGGTTCAGCCCGCCGGCGGTGCTGATCTCCCACTTGCCCGACGTCTGATTCCACACTGGATACCCGCCGGCCGGGATCGGCGACGGGAACGCGGCGTCGGCCAGCGCGCCCATCGTGGTCCCGTGCGGGTTGGGCGCCTGCACGTGCTGAGCGAGCTGGGTGGCCGTGCCGCCGGCGTTGTCGAGCACGTCGAGCGAGCCGAGCCGCACCCGCGGCCCGCCGTCCGCGGAGATCCACAGGGTGGTGATGTCTTCGGGCCCGTAGAAGATCGGGATCTCGCCCGGGCTGTAGCCGTCGCTGCCGTCGCTGGCCAGTACGCCCGTGACGATGGTGGCGCCGGCCGGGTCGAGGGCAAGGTTCAGGTACTGGGTGCCGCCGGTGCGCGCGTTCCACGCGGTGACCGCGGCGCCCGGGGTGAGCTTGGCGACGAGCGTGCTGTCCGTCGTGATCACGTAGTCGGCGGAACCGCCACCGAATGCATAGCGCGTACCCATTTACAGCCCCCTATTCCGCCGCGAGCCACGCCATATTGGCGAGCAGGTTGGCGTTCGTCGCGATGGTGTTGTTTCCGTCCGCGGCGAACGTGATGAGCCCGTCGGCGCCAACCACCACGTGCGACGAGTGGTCGGGCAGCGTGCAGTGATAGACGCCCCAGACCGACATGCTCGGCCGGAACGTCGCCGAGAGGGTGCCGAACACGGTGTTGGTGCTCACGGCGACGGTGGCGCCGGTGCGGATCACGCGGGCGTTCATCACGACCAGGTCGCCGGCCCGCGCGAAGTGCATGGCGGCGAAGGTGTAGCCGGCCGGCGCGACCAGCGCTTTCCAGCCGGTGTTGTAGTACAGCCGGAACCACAGCCCGCCCGCGGTTCCCATGTAGACGATGCCGGTGTCGTTGGCGGTGAAGACGATGCCGGCCTCCGCCGGCGGCTTCGCGGCGTCGAAACCGTGATAGCCGCTCGCGGAGATCCACCATGCCCGGTTGGTGACGTCGGTGCTCGCGACGGTGGTGTACCCGTTGGCCACCTTGATCTCGGCGAGCGGGATGTCCCAGAAGCCGGTGCCGTCGGTGGTGTCGTTGCGCACGGGCTGCGGCGCGATCGGCGCGGCCGCCGGCGCGCCCGGGATGACCACGTATTTCACGGTGTACGCGTCCGACGGGGTCACGCCCACGGTCGCCGGCCGGGACAGCCTGGCGACCAGCAGGTCAACCCGCGGGTTGCCGCTGGTATTCGTGGTCATCGGCACGGTCGAGCCCAGGGCGTCGACGAACCGGGTGCCCCGGATACGGCCCGCGACGCCGGCCCGCACCTTGATCTGGCGGCCGGTGCTGTCCGCGTAGACCGGAGTCACGCCGGCGTAGTTGATCAGACCCGACGGTGTGTTCGTCCAAATCTGCTCGTTCTCGGGCAACGAAATTGCGCGGTTGTTGTGCGCGATATTCGGGTAACTGTCGAGCGCCATTTACTCACCCCCCATTTTGGAATTGGTCACAATGCGCCCTGCAACCGCTTTACTTCGGTCCACAGCCGGCGAATCTCGGCCGCTTTCGCGTCGACGTTGATGTCCGTGTCGTCGGTGCCGATGATCGGGACGACGTCCTCACCCTGTTCGGTGACCGTGATGTCCGCGCCCTGGCAGGTCGCGGTGACGTAGGGCCCGCCGGCGTACGGGAGGTAGCTGACCAGGTCGCCGGGCCCGAAGTCGTAGTCGTAGCGACAGTCGGCCGTCTCGAGCGCCTTGACCGTGGCCCGGGCCTTCGGGCCCCCGTCGGCTAGCGCCTGGTCGCCCAGGGTCTGCTGTGCGGCCAGGTTGCTCGCCGACCGGGCGTCGACGAACGCTTCCCGGCGCTGCCAGCCGGCGGCGATCGCCGCGGTGTTGACGCGCTCGGAGATGATCCGGCCGGTGCCGGCCGTCGCGTCGCCGGTGATGGCGTGCGTGACGGTGGGCGCGGCGACGGAGTAGCTGCCCTCGGTGACGTTGCCGAGCATCCGGGCGAAGACGACCTTGTTGGACAGGTCGAGCGGCGTGAACGTCTGGGCCTGTAGCCCGCTCGAGCCGTTCTGCACGACTCGGAACCCCACGCCCAGGGCGTACCCGCCGGCCTTGGCGAGACGGTCGATCTCGCGCAGCGCGTCGAGTAGGGGAGTGTCGCGGGTGAACTCCTTGGTCACCGTGACCGTGGTGAACCCCAGGGTCGCCCGGACGGTCAGCGACGGGTGCCGGCGCGAGGCGATCGCGCCCGGGCCGGCGTTCAGGTTCATCAGGTTGTACGCGGCCGTCTCCGCATTGAGGTTCGTAATTATATATTTCGCGGCGGTTTGGGCGTAGCTCTCGTGCGCCGGGTCGGGGTAGACCGTGCGGTTGCCCAACCACATGTGGTCGCTCGAGTAGTTCACCGTGACCGTGCCCGGCCCGTCGGTCGCGTCCCGCTCGATCTTGAAGCCGACCTCGGGCTGTTCGATCGGGCCGGCCATCACCACGTCCGTCCGGCCGGTGCCATCCTCGAGCGCCCGGCGCACGATGACCCGGGCATCGGGGGTGTAGAGCGCGCCCAGCAGGTCGGGCGTCGCGGAGATCGTGAAGGTGCCGCTGCCGGCCTGGTTGTGCCGCGGCTTGGCCTCGATCCGTGACCATCCGAACTGCTGGGCGAGGGGGTCGCTGGTGCCGATCGGGTCGGTCAACATCGACGTGCCGGCGGGGTTGGTCAGAACGAGCGTGTAGTCCGCGCGGCGGGGCATCTAGGAGGTCTCCCGCTTCGTGTAGTAGTCCATCCGGACCGACGTGCCGTCGCCGGCGCCGGCGGCGCTCTCGACCGCGCTGCCGGCCGCGGTGAACGTGATGTTGGTGGTGACCTTCGGGTCGATGCGCCAGGGGATGCCGCCGGCGAGCAAGTTGAGCGCGTTGGTCGCTACCTCGCCGGTCTTCCCGCGCACCCGGATCGGCCTGGTGGTCATGGTGAGCGTCTCGTTCCGGGCCAGGGTGTACGTGAGGGTGAACGTCTCGCCCCGGGTCTGGTTGAGCGCCGTGAGGCTGGTGAGCGGGCCCCGGATCGTCCATGTCGGCCAGGCCGGCTCAACCCCGTCGTTGAGGATCGTGGCCGCGCCGATGACCTGCCCGGACCCAAACGACGGGTAGGGGTTGAGGTAGTCGACGCCGGCCTCTTGCAGCCACTCGCGCGTCACCTGGGCGGTGTCGAGCCAGAACGGCGACGGGCACAGCAGGTTGATCGGGGCGGTTACCTCGGTCCATGCCCCGTCTTCGGCGTCCTGCTCGAGCCCGTTGGCGTACCAGGCATTGATCATCCGCTCTTGGCCGTTCGGCCGCCGCAAGATCAACTGCCCGGGTTTGTTGAGCCGCCGGCACTGGGTGAACGCCTCGACGACCTTGTACCACTGGTCGAGGAACTCGAGGTGCGTGTCTCCCCGCATCCGCAGCGGCCAGATCACCGTGCGTTCCTTCGGCCGCACGTACTCGACGATCACCCCGCCATCGGCTGACGGCGTGGTGATCGGGTCGACCGGCACGGCGCCCAGCCCAGAGACGGACTTGAGCGAGAAGAACTTGCTGCTGTCCGGGTTCAGGTTGAGCCGGGTGCCGTCCGGAGCAACCCAGATCGGCAGGTACACGCCGATCGGCGGGATGACCGGCGGCGTCCGGACCGGGCTGCCCCCGCTGGTGGGGACCGGGGGCAGCCCGGGTGTCGTTCCGCGAAAAACAGGCATGGGCTGCCCCCTCTATGCAGTTAGCGGCGCCGGCCCACCCGGGCCGCGGCGTCCATCTGTCGTTGGTACGAGAGCAGCTCGGTCGTCGTCGGGTTGTAGGTCAGCGGCGTGATCGACAAGTTGTTGTTGATCGTCATGTTCCCGCCGGTGCCCGCCTTCCCGCCGGCGACGAACCGGCCGCCGTACCACCCCGCAGCGACGTCGAGCAGGTCTTGCCCCCGCCGGCGATCGCCGTTGCGCGGGATGAACGCCTCCCCGCCGGTGCCCGGCTCGGCGAACCCGTAGAGCGTGCTGCTCGAGGGGTAGATGCCGGCCGACCGGGAGCCCAGCGACATCGCGCCCGTGGCCGCGTAGTGGATGCCGCCGCGGGCGTTCTTGGTCAGCGTGATCCGCCCGTACGCGTTGATCAACTGGGCGATCGTGCCCGGCGAGTAGCCGGCCGCGGCCAGCGCGGTCCGGAGCTGCGCTAGGTACGTGTTGTAGAGCGTCGTGGCCAGCTTGCTCGAGCCCGACTGGGCGTACCGGTCCTGCGCGGCCGCGCCGGCCTGCCCCAGGAAGTCGAGGATGCCCGACAGGTTGTCGCGGCCCTCCTTGGTGGCCATGGAGACCGTCGGCTTGTTGAGCGACAGGGCGTTGCGGAGATCCTCGATCCCGCCGGCCGCGGCGATCTGCGACCGGGCCGCGGCGACCAGGGCGGCGCTGTTCGCCGGCTTGACGCTGGCGACGTCGTACGTGGGCCGCTGGGCGATCGACAACAGCCGCTTGATCGTCGCGCTGTTGATCTTCTGCTGTTGCAGGGCGCGGCGTAGCCGGATGATGTGCTCGTCGTACGCCGCGTTGGCCAGCTTGATCGATCCGGTCTCTTTGTACCGGGTCTGCGCGGCGCTCTGGGCGGCCTCGATGACCTGGTAGAGCGCGGTGCGATTCTGCCGGCCCTTGGCGCTGGCGTCCGAGAACGACTTGCCGTTCTCCTTGAGCGCGGCGTTCAGCGAGCCGACCGCGTCGCGGGCCTGGGTGTACGCCTGGGCGTAGTCGAGCCGCGTGCCCCCGGACGTCGTCGACGGGCTCGAGGGCGCCACGTTGACCAGCCCGGTAGCCGCCGGCCGGACGGTGATGCCGCCGGTGGCCATCGGCACGGCGCGCATGCCGTACCACTCCGCCGCGGTGGACACGATCGCCCGGCCGCGCTCCTTGTTGCCGCGCCGCGGGACGAACGCCTCGCCCCCCGTCTCCGGTTCGGCCCACTGGTAGAGCGTGCCGGCCGGCGCCACCTGGGCCTCGACCAGGCCGGCGGCCGCCGGCCGCACGTACACCCCGCCGGCCCGGTTCCCGACCGCAGCGACGGCCCCGCCCAGGTTCGCGAGGGACTGCCGCACCTGCCGGATCGTGGCCAGCGCCCCGCCGGCGTTGACGTGGATCGAGGCGATGCCGTCGGGGAGCCCTTGCAGCTCTTCGGCGAGCCCCTTGACCTGCCCGGTCTTCTTGTCGATCTGCGGCACGTTGACGTTGGCGGTCTTGTTGCCGGGGATCTGCTGAATCGCGTGTTGCAGATCGAGGGCCTTGCCCTTGCCGTCGACCAGGTCTTTCCCGTTCCACCGGAAGGTTTTGCCTGGTGGGATGCCCTTGAGGCTGCCGGCCAGGTCGAGGGTCTGCCCCTTGCCGTCGACCATGCTCTTGCCGTCGAAGGTGAACTTGGTTCCCTTCGGGATGGTGGCCAGCTTGGCGCTCAGGTCGTTCGCCTGGTACCCGGCCTGCGCGAGCGTCGCTGGCATCTTGGCGTACGACTCGATCAGGCGGTCGATGACCGCCGGCGAGGCACCCTGGGCGGCCAGCGTGGCCCGTAGCCGGTTGATGTACGCGTCGTAGACCGCGGCGCCCTGCTGCACGGTGCCGTTGTCGTCGATGCGGGCCTGAGCGGCCTTCCCGGCGGCCTCGGCCACGTCGAGCGTGAGCTGTAGGTTCTGCCGGCCCTTCTCGTTGTTCAGGTCGAAGCCGCGCTTGTTGGCGTCGAGCGCGAGCCCGTTCTTCTTGAGCGCGCCGGCGAGGTTGTCGACCGCGGCTTCCGCCCCGATCGTCGCCTGAGCGAAGCCGACGTTTTTGCCGTTGAGCTGGTTGTAGACGTCGACCAGCGACCGGGCGAGGGTGACCGTCTCCCGCAACGGCGCGTTCAGCAGCGCTTGCCGCTCGGCGAGCCCCGCCGTACCGGTCTCGAGCTGCATCGCGGCCGCGCTGGCCTTCTCGAGGGACGCGTTCGTCGAGGGCAGCAGCTCTTGCAGATCCGTCCAGTTGGTCCCGGACTTCTCCATGATCGTGTTTAGGGCGTCCTGGGCCCCGCGCACGTCGCCGGTCTTCTCGACGTACTCCGAGAGCTGCTGGTCGAGCTGCTTGAAGTTGTCCTCTGTGCCGGTCAGCGACCAGAAGCCCAGGGCCTGCGCGAGATCGCCGGCGATCGGCACGGCCTTCTCAGCCGACTCGATGAATCGGCCGATCTGCCCGCCGATGCCCTTGTCGAGCAGCCCGGTCCCGATCGCTACCTGGTTGTTGAAGTCGTCGAGGTTGTCCCCGAACAGCCGGGTGATCTCCCCGCCCAACTGCCCCTTCTTGGCAAGGTTGTCGATCGACCGGGCGAGCGCGTCGACGTCGACGGCGTCGTTCTGGAACCCGTCGATCAGGGTGTGGGCGGCCTGCAACGCGAACAGCGCCGTCACGGCCTTACCGGCCCCGGAGACCAGCCCTTGCATCTTGCTGCCGGCGGTGGCCACGGCCCCGCCGTACTGCTGCATGCTCGCGGCGCCCTTGGCGGTGGCGGCCTCGACCAGGGCGATGATGCCCTGCATTTTCTTGAGCGCGACCACGAACGCGACCGCGGTGAGCAGGGTGCCCCCGAACGCGTCGTTGAGCGCCAGCACGATCTGTAGCAGCGACCCCACGGTCTGCGAGGCGGTGCCCAGGATGGCGAACATCTGCTCGATGCTGTTGGCCGTGCCCGGGTCGGCCAGGGCGTCGCGCAGCACCGTCCCGATCGGCCCCAGCACGTCGCGCAGCCCCTCGTACGCGGTGGTGAGGGTGTGCACGATGCCGGCGATGTCCTCCGCGGCGCGGCCGCTGTCGAGGTACGACCGCAGGTTCGCCGCGGCCTCCCCGGTTGCCGCGCTCTGCTCGTTGGTCTCCTTGACGACCAACCCGATGATCCGGGTGATGTCGCCGGCGATCGACAGCAGCTCGCGGGCCGACTCGGCGCCGGCCTCAAAGAACGTCTTGAGCGAGCCGGTCCGCTTGGCTTCCTCGACCTTGGCCGAGAACTTGTCGAGCATGCCGACCAGCGACCGGCCGACCTGGTCGGCGACCGGCTGGGCCTCGGTGGCGATCTCGGCGATGGCCCGGGCGGTCGGCCTGATCCGCATGTTGACCTGGTCGAAGAAGTGGTCGGCGCCGGCGGTGACCGTGTTGAACGCCTGAATGACGGCCGGGTCGTCGGCGGCTAGCGCCATCTCGGCGAACGTGTCCGACCAGTCCGACGCGATCTTGTTTAGCTCGCTCTGGACTTGGGGCAGGGTGTGCGTCGCGAACAGCTCGAGGTCGGCCCCGAGCCCCTTGGTCACCCGCTCCTGAAACCCGGCCTTGACGCTGAGCAAGGTGGGCTTGACCTCGTTGGCGGCCGCCAGGAACTTGACCGCGTTGGGGGTGAGCCGCTCGAAAGGGTCCTTCGCCTTGTAGAGGTTGCCCAGCTCTTTCCCGATCCCGCCGAGCCCCAGCTTGAGCACGACCGCGGAGTCGACCGCCCCGCCCAGGATGCCGGGCAGCGCGGCCGCCCCGGTGCCGACCGCTTGCAGCAGCGGCGGCAAGAGCTTGATGCCCCCGCCGGCGGCGCCCAGGGCGGCCAGCCCGGCCGCCGAGTAGAGCAGACCGCGGCCCATGCCGCGGCCGCTCGACTCGGTCTTCTTGCCCATCTCGTCGAGGTCGTGACCCAGCTTGCGGGTCGACGCCCCCAACGCCATCTGCGAGGCGAGTAGCCGGCGGTCGGCGGCCTCGGCCTGCGCGGCACCCGACAGGTAGTTCCTGACGGACAGCCCCAGCGAGACGGTCACCTCGCGATCGCCGAACCCCATGCCCCCGACCCCCGATCTACTTCTTGCGCCGCCGTTTCCGCGGCTTCTTGGCGATCAGCGACGGCACGTGGATCGCCCAGTGCTCGAGTCCGCCGCTGTTCTCGTCGTCGGCTAGCCGCTTCTCGGCCTTGTAGAGGGCCCGGCAGCAGAAACACTCGACCGGCCCATCGGCCACCCATTGCTGTGTCGCCTCGGGCCGGTCGGCGTCGGTGTTCGGGTCGGTGGTCTGCTCGAGGGCCTGCCCGCACTTGCCGCACAGCCCGGCCTCGTACAGCGAGAGCGCGAGCATCCAGCGGCGCTCGCGGGCATCCCACTCCGGTTCGCGGCGCGTCTCCCACGCCGCGGCCCGCCCGTCCTTCGTCCATGCGGTGACCCGGGTGCGCTCGACGGGCTCCCACCCGTCGAGCCGCTTGAGGCTGACGCCCAGGTCCCGGGCCACCCGCAGCTTGCGTCGGATCTCCGGTGAGCCGGCGATCCGGTCAGCTAGAAAGGGAGGTCGTCGGACTCCGTGCTGTTCACGTCGGCGGCCGCCTGGGCGAGCCGGGTGAACTGGGCGTCGGTCAGCTTGGTCAGCAGGGCCGCGTATCGGGCGTCATTCATCGGCGGCGACGCGATCGACTCGCGCACCAGGTCGACATAGAACGTCGCGGTGTTGAAACCGCTGTTCACGTCCCGCGGGTTGATCCGCCCGGTGTCGGGCTCCTTCCGCGGGGGGTGCGCGGCCTGTAGCTCGTTCCAGCGGGGCGAGCCGACCGCCCGGATGACGAACGGGACGGTCTTGGCCTTCATCTCCCGAACGAGCTGCTCGAGTAGCGGCTGTTCCGGGTCGGCCGGCGCCGGCGCGTCCGGCACGGCCGGCGGTGTCTTGGTCGACAGCCGGTCGTCCTTCGGGCCCGCGCCGGCGGCCGCGGCGGCCGCCTCGAGCGCGGCCGCGCGTTCGGCCTCGGCCAGCTCGGCGCGCTCGGCGATCCGGGCCTTGACTTCCTCGTACTTGCGGCGCTTCTTGCCGTCGAGGCACACGTAAACGGTGGTCTCGGTGGGGACGGTGTCCGGGTCGGACAGCCACGCGTCGAGGGTCTCGCCGTCGACCTGGGCGATGTCGTCCGTGGTGATCTCGATGGTCGTCATAAGTGCGGTCCTGCTTTCCGCCCCCCAATGCGAGGGCACGACGGATAGCCCGCCCCCGGATCGGGGACGGGCTGGGTGTTCGGGATGGGGTGCCGGCCGCGTCCCCCGCCTGGGCCGCGGCCGGCTGCACTCGCACCGGTCAGCCGGTGACGATGAGGACGTCCTCCGCCATGTTGCCGGTGACGAAAGGCTTCTGAGTGATCTTGTGGACGGAGTTGCGGCCCGGGGTCTGCTTGCGCTGAGCACCCATGGTCACGGGGTAGACGTCGAAGATGTCGCCCACGGCGATCGCCTGCTCGGAGTCGACCGCCCACCGGATGCCGATGTACCCCTTGGTGCCGCGGGCCAGCGTGATCCGCGCCTCGTCGTCGTCGGGCGACTCGGGGTTGAACACGTAGGTCAGCTCGAGGGTCCGGGAGAAGTCGCCCGGGCTCTCGAAGGTCTGCTTGGAGCAGAGCCGCGGGTCTTCGATGTTGTTCTCACTGGTGTCGGTGTTGAGACCGTCGCCGGTGAGGTAGCAGCTCAGGTCGAGGCTGCTGACCGCGGTGACCTCGGACAGCTTCGGCGCGTTGATGTCCGCGACCGCGGTGAAGAAGATGACGAGTACGGTGCCGTTGCTCTCGACGGCCGCCGGCTGATCGCTCATCGGGGTGCCCTCCGGATCTTCGTGCCGGCGGCGCCGGCGTCGGCGCCGGCCGCGGCCGCGGCGTCGGCGTGCTGCTGGTCGCCGGACGAGACGCCCTCGGGGGCGCCGGCCTCGACGGGTGCGGCCGCGTCCGCGACGGCCTGGGCGTGCTGCTGGTCGCCCGTGACGCCCAGCTCGGCCGGCACCTGGGCGCCGGCGTCGACGTCGCCCGCCACGTCGACCTCGGCCGGGTCGCCGGCCAGCTCGAGGCGGGTCTTCGCGGCCCTGGCGTGCCGCTTGAAGTTGAGGGGGTAGCCCTCGATCACGGTCACGCCCTTCTTGGGCAGTGCCCGGACCGGCAGGTCGAAGCGGTGCCCCGTCCCGTCGTCCTGGCACCAGACGAACGCCGGCCGCCCGCCGGTGTCGACCGTGCCGTTCCTGCTCACGCGCGCCCGGCCGTCATCGGCCGGCGTCGTGGTGGTTTCGTCGCTCTCGGCCATCGCCGGTCACGCTCCCTACGCTCGGTTTGGTCGTGACCGGAGCCCGAACAGCAGGGGGAGCGACAGAACGCGCTGGCCCCCGCTCTCGCGCTCCGGATCGGGCGCCGGCCGGCCGGGCCCGCCTTCATGGGTGACCACGCTGAACCGCCGGCCGCCGGCGACCGGTCGTTGCATGTGCAGCGCCAATCGGCACCGACCAGCGGCGCCGAGCACATCGCCGGTGGTCAGCCCGGCGACGGTGATTTGGTTGGTGGTGGTGATCTCCCCGCCCCACCCGGCGAGCCGCTCCGCCGCGGCGTCGGGAAGGCCGGCGGCCCCGAGCACCAGGGCGTACGGGTAGGCGTCCGGCTGGCCGTACGCCAGGTCTTCCGGCACCTGCTCGCGGTAGACCGGAAAGTCGATGCCGAGAATCGCGAATCGCGATTCGAGCAGGTCGGCCAGCGCGGCCGCGTGCATGACGTCGGCCTCGGCCAGCGCGATCGCGTCACCAGACAGGGGCATCATCGACCCCCTGCCGCGTACCGCACGCCGAGCTGGGCGCACGCCTGCACGAACTCGGGTTGCGTCGCCTCAAACGCCGGCGTCATGTACGGCTGGGCGCCCATCCGCGACGTCCCGTATTCGACGTAGCGGGCATATTTCGCGCCGGCGGTGACCGTGCCGGTCATCTCCCCGAACCGGCCGTCGCCCTCGAAGCTCGAGCCGATGCTGTTCTTGAGGTAGCCCGTGTCGACGGGGCAGTAGACCTTGGCGCGGGCCTCGCACCGCAGCGTGTGCGCCCGCACCACGATCGAGCCGGCCGCGCCGATCCGCTGGTGCGACGCCTTCATGACCACGGCGTGCTCGCGCATCTCGGAGTTGTCGAGATCACCAGGCATGCGCGATCACCTCCTTTCGCGATGGAGGGAGCGCGGGCGGTGTGACACCCTGGGCGCGTGAGCTACGCAGACAGCCGCAAAATCCGGGTTCGGCCGGTGGTCGGGGTGCTCCGCGGCGAGCGGCACCAGCTCGCCGTGCCGGTGCTCGAGGTGCCGGCCGGCGAGTGCGGGAAGATCCCCGGAACGTCGGTCAGCGTGCACGCGTTCCCGACCGAAGGCGGCCACGGTGATCCGTGCGGGTGCGGCCAGGCACGCCGCGGCGTCGACGGCTAGGCGCTGCCCTTCTGGGCTTTCTCGTACAGCTCGCACCGCAGGTTGCGTTGCAGCGTGATCGTCGCCTTCGGGATGTCGACCACCTGCAACCAGACCCCGTTGAGCGCCGGGTCGTCGGCCCCGGAGTGCACGCGCACGATGTCCCCGATCCGGGCCTCAACCACGGTGTGCGGCACAGCAACCAGGTAGCTCCCCGTCGCCGTCTGCTTGCCGCTGGGCGCCTCGACGGCCGGCCCGGTGGCCGAACCCTGCACGCGGGCGCACCCGGGCCCGTAGAACGGGCTCAGCTCGCCGAACACGGTGCGGCCGGCGGCCGGGTCACGCACCCCGGCAACGGGATGACTGATGTCGACGACGGCGCCCATGCCGCCGGTGACCGTCTCGGCGAAGTAGCCGGCCAGGTCAGGCGGGATCGCGCGGGTGTGCGGGAACGGCATGGCTCAGCACCCGATCCCCGGCCAGCGCGACGCCCGGGCGTCGAAGTCGACGAAATCGAAGCCGTACCCGTCGGCGTATTCGTCGTCGTCCCGGGTGTTCGTGATGTCCTGGCGCACCTGGTCGCGCAGCAACTTCGCGCGTTTGCGGAGATCCTCGGCGACCGCCGGCCCGTCGATGCTCAAATCCTGGGTCGTGATCTTCTTGGTGCGCAGCGTCTCGGACGTGCCGATCGCCTCGAGCGCGGCCGCGGCGCCGCACTTGATGATGTTGCCCTCGAGGGCCAGAAACGCCGCGTACTGGGCGTCGGTCAGGATCGGGAAGCCTTCGTCGACGTCCGTGGTCAACAGGCGCATCATGCCGATCGGCTCGCCCGGGTCGAGGGTGATCGGCGGGGCGCCGGTGGTGTCCCGGTTGACGAAAAACTCGCCCTCGATCGACCCTTGCCCGTCGCCGGACGCCTCGAGCCGCCACCCGAACCGGCCCGACTGGCCCGGCCGGTAGCTCGCCCGGTAGGTGTTCGTGCCGGGCACCTGCTCGACGTCCATGCCGACTTCGTCGAGCGACGGCTTGACGACGGTGCCGGTCACGGTGGCGGTGGTGATCGGGTCGCCGGCCAGGTCCGTCAGGTCCCACTCGACGACGAACACTGACCCGGGCCACAGCTCGCGTACGTTGGTCACAGCACCCTCACCCCCGAGGTAGTCGAGCCGGTGCGTACGCCGGCGGTTGTCGAGCTGGTGCGCACCGCGCCCGTGGTCGACCGGGTGCGCGCGGGCCCGCGGACCGGACGGATCGGTGTGCGGCCCACTTCGTGCGTCTCGGCCCGTCCTGCCGGCGCGGTCTTGAGCCCGGCGCCCGGGCGGGCTTGCTGGGCGTCGACGGCGCGGCCGCCGGCGAACCACACGGAACCCGTGCCGCCGTACGCCTGGTCGACCTCTTCGGCGCGGCCGCCGTCGACGACCTTGACGACGGTGCCGGCCCGGGCCCGCTCCCGGACGCTCGCCCGGGCGACCGCGCCGAGCTTGAGCCCGGTGCCGGCGGCCGCGGCGTCGACCTCGACCGCGCGGCCGCCGTCGACGATGACGATCTGTTCGGTGCTGCCCCCGCGGGCGTGCTCGACCGTGCTGGCCCGGCCGGCGTCGCCCGTCTTGAGCCCGGTGCCGGCCCTGCCGGCGGTGTGCTCGACGGCGCGGCCGCCGGCGACCAGGCGGAGCGTGCTGCCCGCCCGGCCCTGGTCGACCTCGACGGCGCGGCCGCCGGCGACCAGGTGCCGCGGCGTGCCGGCCCGGGCGACCTGCGGCGAGATCGCGCGGCCGCCGGCCCCCGTCTTGCTCCCGGCGCCCGCCCGTCCCGCGTCGACCTCGAGCGCGCGGCCCGTGGCGGGGAGCGTGACCAGGCCGGGCACGAACCCCTGATAGCCGATCTCGTGTGTCTGGGCGCGGCCGCCGGCGCCCAGCTTGAGCGGGGTGCCGGCCCGGGCGGCGTCGACCTCGAGCGCGCGGCCGGTCGCGACGATGTACGTGTTCGCGTCGCCGGCGATCGCCTGGTCGGACTCTTCGGCCCGGCCGGCGGTGCCCGTCTTGACGCCGGTGCCGCCGCGGGCCACGTCGCCCTCGAGGGCCAGCCCGGTCGCGTCGCCCGTCTTGGCGCCGGCGCCGGCGGCGCCCTGGTCGACCTCGACGGCGCGGCCGCCGACCACCACAGCGCCGGTGCTGCCCGCGTACGCGACGTCGGTTTCGGTGGCCCGGCCGGTCGCGTCGGCCAGCTCGAGCAGGTCGCCGGCGTACGCGACGTCGGCTTCCTGCGCGCGGCCGCCATCGGCGAGGCGGAGCCCGTCGCCGGCGCGGGCCCGGTCGCGTTCGCCGGCGATCGCCACGGCGCCCAGCTTGAGCCCCGTGCCGGCGGCCGCCGTGTCGTGCTCGAGGGCCCGGCCGGTCGCGTCGAGCTGGCGGAGCCCGGTGCCGGCGCGGGCGGCCTCGACGGTCGTGGCCCGGCCGGCGGTGCCCGTCTTGAGCCCGGTACCCGCCCGGCCGGCGTCGACCTCCTGGGCGCGGCCGCCGGCGACGGTGCGTAGGCCGGCGCCGGCCCGGGCGGTGTCGACTTCCTGGGCGCGGCCGCCGGCGGCTGTCTTGAGCCCGGTGCCGGCCCGGGCGGTGTCGACCTCGAGGGCCCGGCCGGCGGTGACGGTGCGCAGCCCAGCGCCGGCCCGGGCGACGTCGGTTTCGGTGGCCCGGCCGGCGGTCGCGGTCTTGGTGCCGGCGCCCGCGCGGGCGGTGCTGGTCTCGGTCGCCCTGCCGGCCGCGGCGAGCTTGAGCGCGGCGCCGGCCCGGGCGGTGTCCGTCTCGGTGGCCCGGCCGGCCGCCGTGGTCTTGAGTCCTGCCCCGGCCCGGGCGGTGCTGGTCTCCGTCGCCCGGGCGCCGGCGGCCTGCTTGAGGGTCGTGCCGGCCCGGGCGGTGTCCGTCTCGGTGCCGCGGGTCGCGGCGTACGACTTGAGCCCGGCGCCGGCGCGGGCCGCGCTGGTCTCGGTCGCCCGGGCGCCGGCGGCGCTCTTCGTGCCGGTGCCGGCCCGGGCGGTGCTGGTCTCCGTGCCGCGGCCGCCGTTGGCGGTCTCGAGCGCCGGCCCCGGGAAGCCGGTGTCGTTGACCTGCATGTCGTCGAGGAACATGTCCCCGAGCGACGTCGCCGCGGTGAACTGGCCGAACGCGCACTCGTTGACGGCGCCCGTGGTCGAGAAAACGCCGGTGCCGGTGATCGTCTCGAGCGGGGTGGTCGAGTCCCCAGAGAAGAGCTTGATGGTGTTTGTGAGCGTTCCTGCCTGAATATCCCATTCGATGCGATACCAGGTGTTGAGGTTGAGCTGCACGGTCCCGGTGCCGCCGCTGGTCGCGGGCGCGCTGTTGTTGCCCTGCCGCAGCTCGAGAAACCCCGTGGTGCCGCTGATCCGCAGACGGGCGACCTGGGTACCCGACCGGCGCCAACGGATGATCTCCCGGTCCACCCCGCCGGACGCAAACCGCACGTACACCCGGCCGTAGACCCTGGTCGGGGAGCCGATGACGCCCGATTCCCAACTCAGGATCGACTGAGCTGCGGTGCCGCCGGTGGCGATCCGGTAGGACAGCGAGCCGTGCGCGGCCTGGGAGTTGCTGAACGCGGTGACGCCGGTCGTGCCGGTGGTCACGGACGACCAGGTCGTCCCCGAGGTGCCGCCGGCGTTGCCGGTGGTGACCGTGGTGCCGTTGCTGCCGCCCTCCGCGGTGTTGTCGAGCTGCATGGCGGGCCCCTCCGTCCTCGAGCTGGGTCACTGCGGGGACGGAGAGGCGACGCCGGCGCCGGCCTAGTCGGTCGCGGCGTAGAACCCGTTGCTCGCGAACACGAATTGAAAAGCGTTTCCATCTGGCGTGACGACGCAGTCGAGGTACACCAGGGGAATGATGTTGCTGTCGGTGCCCGACGTCGTGTCGTCGTCGTAGCAGATCGCCAGCCGCGAGATAGCCCCGCCGGCGCCGGCCATCTGCCCGGCCGTCCACGTCGGGTCGTCCGCGTCCACCCGGGTCTCGTTGGCCGTGTTGTCGGTGGTGATCGTGACGTTGGCCAGGGTCTTCCGGGTCATCGTCGTGTTCTCGGAACCGATGGCCAGGATCGCGGCCAGCGTGGCCGCGTCCTTGCACTGGTCATCGGTCGGGTTGCTCGCGGTCTTGATCGGCACGACGATCAGCGCGTCGTTCGCGGCGGGAAGGCTCGCGTAGTACGCGACCTTGCCCTTGGCCGCATTGGCGACGACGTTGCCCACGGCCTACTCCCTTCCTGCCGAGCGGCGCGGGGCCGCCTTCTTCGCGGGGGTGGCCTTC